AGCTAAAACACCGTTCAGTTTAACCGAGGTGCAAGATGCCACAAAACAGCTATTGGCTTATGGTTTTGGAGCGGGGCAGGTTACAAAAAATATATCAATGCTTGGTGATGTTGCCAGCGCTTTAAAGATTCCATTTAGTGATATTGCTTATTTGTATGGCACATTAAAAACATTATCAGTTACTAATATTCTTTTTTGTTGGACCGCATCGTAAAAATAATAACCAATTGTTATTGAAATAGCATCGCCACGTAATAATATCGGACTTGTATTTGTTTGACCGCTTATATTCTTGCCGTTCCATGAAAACAAATTGCCATCCTTATCTCTAAAACTTAATTTTTGCGGCACAATAAGTTTACCAGTATCAGATAAATTAAACCATGTCGAAGTCATTTCAAACTCATTCAAGAAATTGAACTCAAATGTATTTGTTCTATCCGGGTAACTTTCGTTAGGGATTTGTGTAAATTTTATGCTACTTTTTAAATCGAGCATTATTGTCTGTTTAAGTCAACAATAAAATCTGTATCACTTACGGCCTCAATTTCAAAAAACTGTGTTGAATAACTGCCATCTCGCTGGGGCAAATTAAACGATTCGATTACTATTTTGTAAATTCCAATCATATTAAGGTACCAACTATTTACACTTAACTCAATTGGGGCATTGCCCATAACAATAAGGTTATTTACGCTATTTACATTGGCATTATTTACACTATTGCCATTTAAGGGGTAGCGGTCTTTTGAACCAGAAATAACACCTTTAATCGAAATATTATAATCTCCATTGCCTATAAACTCCTTAACCGTTCCGCTTCGACCTTGTACTGGTGTTTTTACAATGTTTTTTGTTTGCGTTACTACAAATAGGCACGTATCAAAAATTAAATCTTGAAATTGAAATCTTTTACCATCCAACTCGTACTCATCTGCTTGCACTTCTAAATTTGAAAACACTTTATTACCTAATGATTGGCCAACACCCAACTGTCTATCATCTGCCAGCAACGCTTGCGGCATACCCGCCTTGTAAAACTCAGTACCAACCGCTTGAATTATATATTGCTTAGTAATTGCATAAGCAGCATTGCCCACTACTTTAAGCGGGTTGTAAGGTGTAATTATAATTTCTTGTACTGCCATTATTTCGCTACTGGTTCAATTCGTGAAACATCATTAAGTGCATTTAATAGGGCTTTCGCTGTCACATCACCAACTTTATTTACAAAGTCTTTTGATGCACTTGCAACCTCCACTATTTGCGTTTCAATTAATTTTCCAAAGTTAACATTTATTTGTGTATGCAAAGGCGCAACCGCTTTTTTTGCCATTTGAGCATCAACTTTTGCGGCTTGCTCCGCTGCTGTTGGTTGTGCTTTCTGTGGGGTTTGTTTTAGTAACGATATTTGACCTTTTACTTCATCAAGTGCGCCTAATACTGTGGCACGTTTACGGCTGAATTCTGTTTCGTTAATTTCTTTTTGATTGTAGGCCCTGCGAATTGCGTTCAAATGATTTGTTAAATCAGTTTGTTTTTTAATAGCAATACTCATCGTTTCCGATGGTGTTTTTACATACAAATCATAAATTGCACGTTGGTATTGTTGTTGCTCCGCTTTCCCGCTAGCCTCAAAAATAGCCATTGGGTTAAATGAGCCTCTAAATTGTTTTGCTTGGTACTTTGCAAAATTTTCTTCTTCAACATTTGATTCAGCAAATCTCCTTTGAAAAAAATCCACCATTCGATTGGTGAATGTGATTGTTTGAGCAATTATCCCTTGTTGCGATTTCCCAATATTTACTTTTAATTGCTCCCAGTTATCAGACATATTACTCAATTGCCCCCCAACTGTTTTAGATTGCTCGGCCATCATATTAAAGAACATTCCACCGCTTGACGTCATTGATTGAAATGCCTTTTCAATATCGTTAAAACCAACTTTGCCATCTTCAACAAGTTTCATTACTTCACTATCGGTAACTTTGAATTGTTTGGCTAATTCTTTAATTACTGGAATACCACGCGATGTAAATTGCATAATATCCCTGCTATACGCTCGGCCTTGTGTTTTTAATGTGCCATACAAATAAGCAATATCGCTAAATGGAATTTTTAAAGCACTTGCAACATCACCAAGCATTGAAATATTTTTAGTCACTTGTCCAGCGCCAAATCCATAAGCCAACAATTGTTTTGTAGCGTCTTGAACCTCGGTTAAACTGAATGGTGTTTTAGCTGCTAAACTTATGAGTGAAGTTTCTAATGACTTAGCGGCCATTGCATCGCCTTTCATTAAGGTGCGCAATGATGCAGAAAAATACTCATAGTTTTTAAGACTTTCTACAACTGATTTTCCGAATGAAACAACACCTGCAGCACTTAAACCAATTCCTAATGAACCGCCAATTCCACTTAATGAGCCCAAAGATTTTAAACCAGCTTTTGTTTGATCAATGCGTTTGTTTAAACCTTGAGTAGCACCACTTGCTTTCTCAATTTGCTTAGTCATTAAGTCTTTAAGACTTAGCGTATATCTTACATCAACATTATTCATTATTCAAATTTATAGCCTTTTTGTTTCATCACAAACTTGCACTCCGCCCACGTTCTTGCAAATGTATCATCGTCCATTGTATGAGCGTCTAAATGAAAAAAATAGCGAATCCATGAGCATTGCTGTCTGAATCCGCTATTTTCTACTACTTTAATTTCGTGTTCTATTTTTTTTTTAAGAAGTCAATAGAATACCAGTTGATTAGCGAATCCATTTTCATCAAAACAGCGTAATAAAACATATCATTTTCGGGCTTGCTGTCAATAACACGTGGGTCCGTGTGTTCTTTAATTACACAAACTGAAAACAATAACTCTTTTGATTTAGTTTCAGAAATATTCATCTCATCAATAGCCGCATTTTTAGCATAACGATTTGGTTCACGTACAAATACTTGCACATCGCCAGTTTCTTCATTGCCAAAAGTCCAATCAAAAACTTTTATTCCTGGTTCTTTTTCATTGATTGCGCGTTGTAATTCAGCACGTAATATTTCGCGTTCTTCTACTGTTGCCATAATACATCTCCAATGATTAAAGGCAATGTAACCTTGATAGATGTATCACCTTGGTTTGTATCGATAGTTACCTCAGTAAATTCAGCAAACTTAATTACGTCCTTTGTTGGTGCCGTTCTTGACGAGCCGTAAACAACTGGAATATCGAACGGAGGAATATCCATTAAATTTTTGTTTGGAGCGGCATCAATAAGTTTTCTAACAACCTCTGAATATAATTCAATGCTTGCCTCAAATTCATCGTTTCCGTAACCTCTTGATGTTGGCAAACCGCCAGCACCTTGTAAGTTTTCTTTTGTGGTTTTTTTCTTATACATTATTTTGGTGATGCCCGTTACAGGCACCCCAAATAATACAAGATTTATGTCCACCCATGCGTATGATACGCCATTAATTAAAGTCGGCATCTTAGTCTATTTTAGTTGTTAAACCAATATTAATTTCAATAAAATCAGCTTTTCCAATAGGTAATATTTTGATATTCTCAATAATCTTATTGGTGCTTAATACATTTTGCGCAGGATCAATAGTTACTTTATACGCGCTGATTTCGCCATCTCTTACCATAATATCCAAGGCAGAAGATGCCAATGAAACATAATAAGCGATTGTAGTATCTGCCATCGTTCCGTTTGAGTTTAAAACAATGTCCCCACTTAATGCAGGCAATGTATTTAGTCTTACTTGACGCACAGCCTTATCAACAGTTCTATTATTGTAGATATAACGGTAATCAGATGTAAATGTTGTTGATGTATTTGGTTGGTTATTATACGAACCTGTGAAACCAACTAATTTACGCAAAAAGCAATACCCGTAATCTGTTAATGTGTTCAATTGTGATGTTGGTGTTGATGCATACGTAACACCATTGCTAAATGCAACCGTGTCTAATTCAACGCCATCACTCATATTAAACTTGCCAATCCACGCCCAAGATTCAGAAACCTTTGAAGCGCTTAAAGCACCTAGTTTTGCGCCAATATCGCTAATTGATTTACCAGTTGTAAGGTAAAGCAAATAACCTTTTGCAGCACCATCTTGAGAAATAATATTACTTACTTTCGCGCTGTTTAAAGTTGAAAGGTTATTCAAAGAACTCAATGCTGCCGTTCCGCTAATTTCTGGTGCTTTAAGAATTGAAAACGGTTTATGATCGGTAAATCCTGCGGCTGCTACCACTTGTAATAATGGTGTGTCAGTTGCAATGGTTGTAGCTGCGAACGCATGAAAGACTGCCATTTGGCGAATTGCTCCATTTGCCGCATCTCTTACAAGTGTTACTTCTTCATAAGCCGCCCCAATTGCAGCGTACAAGCCAACCCAAAGATTGCCGTTAGGTTTTAATCTAAAGTACTCTGAAATATGATAGTGAAACACTGCTATTTTAGAGGCTACCCCCGCAACTGTTGCTTGTGTTACTGTAACAGCCATTGTTGCACCAACTATTGTAGCTGCTAATGGTGTTCCGCTATTTGGCCACACGCCTAATCCATCACGGTAAACAATTGTTACAACACCTATTGCAGATGTCGCAGTATATCCGTGAATGTAAGTTAAAGCATTAATAGCCGCGGTAATTGCAGTTGCAACAAGTGTAACAGTGTTATCGCCACTTACTTTAGTGTATTGGCCAAGTGTTACAGTTGTTCCATTTGGCTCTAAAAACGTAACTGTAATAATATCTCCATTTGTTCCTGCAGTTGTTACACTTACAGTTCCTTGCCCTGGAGTTTCATCGCTGTACGATAAATCAATGCCTAATGCCTCAGCTTGTTCAATACTGAACACGTTTTTTATGCGGCTTGATGTGCTAAATCCACTAGGCAAATTACCATTAGCGATATAAAATATCATACCGCTTATATGGTCCTCACCTGCTGGAGCCCTCCCTAGTCCACCTTGTGAAATATTGAAGGTAATATCTGGTAGTCCGCTCATTATTGATTACGGTTGAACTGTTGCTCCTATTTGAATGAATTTTACTCCATTAAATTGGAATTTAAAAACATTTGTTTTACTGGCCGCAATAGTATATCGTTGCGTTGCCAATGGTGTGATAAAGTATGTACTTGGAAATCTTACCGCACCTGCACCACTTCCCTTATTTATAATTACAGTTAAGTAATCACCAAGTTTGCAATTAGTTAAATTTGCTTTGATGTTTACCGAATCAGTAATATTGCTTGATGGTCTAATGATAGTTTCCCACGCGTTAGGTGTTACTTCAATAGTGTCATTACCCGCTGCATCATTTGTTGTTACCAATTTATAGGTCAACACACGCCCCGTATTGTCGGAGTTCTTGGTTGTTCCAAATCGAGGGGTGGTTGATTGTGCTTGTACGGCCACCGATAAAATCAAAGCGGCAAAAAGGAAAATTATTTTTTTCATGTTATTTTTTATGTTTAGTGTTTGGATCTTTAATGTCTGTTTTTACGTCTTTTTCGTTGGCTTTTTCAGTGCTATCGTCAATTTTACCGCTTGACTTTTTGTCGTTCATAATTTCCTCACGGGTAACAGTAACGGGGTACAATGGTTTTTTTCTAAATAGCCATGATGTGCCTTCAAGGTTTAAATAAACCTCGGTATAATTGGGACGTGCTTCGAACACGTCCCTAATTGCTTGCAATTGTTCTTTTGATAAGTTTTTCATTTTGTTTTTTAATTAAGCGTGGTACAATACTACTTCTTCAAACCATCCGCAGTTAACATCAACTTTCATCAACATTTTTACGAAGTACAATTCAGAATTAGCTTGTAAATGTGCCAATTGTAAACCCTCATCATCAACACTATTCATACCCATCCATAAGTTTGAACTCATGTCGGCTTTACCGCGTGCAATCATATAAACATCATCTGGGAAGTCTGCAATTTTTACAATCGGTAAAGATTTATAAGTGTTTGGACCAAGTGTTGTAAAGTCATTGCCTTTATAAGTTTGGTTTTGGATAGCAGTTTGATAGAAATCATAAGTTTTATAAGAAACAAATATTTTCATCTCTGGATCGTACTTTAATGCTGCAGGGATTAACACGTAACCTTTTTCAAGTTCCGCAACAATGTTCGATGCACTTAAAGTTGTTGGCCCGCCTACGTCAATTGTTGATGCGCTGTCTAATGCTTTTTGAATAAACCCATCAAAGTATTTAAACACACTTGTTAAAGATGTATCGCCATTCCACATGATAGCATTTAAGAACTTAGCATGAACGGCCAACACTTGTTGAACCAATACGCTTTCAGCACTAAAAGGCAATGTTCTATCAATCAATGTAGGATTTAATTGCACTGCCATCCATTGGTCCTCAAAATCGCGCGGGTTAAATTCTTGGTAAATCATATAATCGGCTGGCTCAATAACTTGACCGGTGATTGTTTCAGTACCAAAACTTGTTGGTGTGGCTTGTCTGTCTTGGATTAAATCTCCATACTCAGCACGTCCCCAACGAGGTATAGTGAATTTCTTTTTAATACCATCCTTTACGTAAACTGAACCGCTGTTAATAGTGTCGGCTTGTGTAATTGCTTTCACAATAAACGTACTTGCAGCCTCTCCAGCATAAGTAGTATCGGAAATTACAAAGTTGTAAGCTAAACCGCTTTGTTTTGCGCTTGGAACAATTGAGTTAACTAAACCTTTAATCGCACCAATCGCCAATAAAACGGCTGCTGTTTCATAAAATATTGTTTTCGCATCACCAGTAAAGGCTAACGAAAAAGTGCTGGCGAATACGCTAATAAGCGCCAACGAAAGTAAAAATCTAACTATGTTTTTCATTTTGTGTGTAGGTGTTTGGTTATTTTTTATTTTTTTCTGCTGCTATTTTCGCCATCGTTGCTGCCATTGATGCACCTGGACCAAGTTTAGAAGCATCATTTGAAGCCTCAACTTTTAAAACCTTTCCAACTTTGTTAACGGCCAGGGTGTTTACTAATTTCTCAGTACCTTCGTAGTTAGCTGTTGCAAGTTCTGCCCATTCGTTTTCCGCTTCGTCAGTATCAGCAATTTTGCCATCTAAACGTGCTTTTTTAGCAAGCGCAATGCCTTTGCTTTTATTCTCCGCTTCAATACGTGTTTTGTTTTCCGCCTCCATTGCGTCATATTTATTTTGCAATGCGGTTAAATCGGATGTGGCCTTTGCAGACTTATCAGATTCAGCTTTTAACAGGTTCGACAATTTTGTGATTTCTGTGGTCGCTTTGTTTTCGATTTCAGAAATAGCGTGTAAGATGCTGTCCTCATTGGCATCATCATTTAGCTTTAATCTATTTGTTACTTTTTTCATTTTTATTGTTGATTGGTTAAGATTTAATTTATTGGTTGCAAATTGAATAGCCTCTTTTAAATTTGTTGCTGTTGTGATACGCGGTTTATTTAATTCATCACTATAAACAATTTCATCACAAAGCCCCATATCTAAGCATTGTTCAGCATTTAGCCATGTTGTTGATGCCATCATGCCGCGAATATCCATTTCACTTTTGTTGGTACGTCTGCAAAGCATTGTCACAACCGAATCTGTAAACGAATTATACATTTTGGCATCTGTTGTACCTTGTACTGGGTGCAACATCATTTTAGAATAATCAGCCATGTAACGTTTACGCCCTGCTTGAAATAAACTCGCTGCAATTGAAAAACAACCACCCATATTATAGGTGTTTACTTTTGTTTTGCTGTTAAGTATTGCAGAATAGATTTTTTGACCTCCGAATATTTGACCGCCTTCTGAGCAGATCCACACGCTTATTTCTTTTTTACCCAATTGGTCAAGTTCCATCAATTCACGGGCAAAAACAGCAGGGTCGATAAAAGCATCGCCATCCCAATTGCCGTTATCATCTGTACTCATGCCTATTTGGGCATCAATAAACATGATAGGCGTGTCCGTATTGGCACCAACTGTGTATTTATATCCGTTATCTGAAATCATTTCAACACAAAAATAATTTAGGAAAAAATTAAGGTATATGTAAAAAGTTAAAAAAAGTTTTTTATATTTGTGGCGCAAAGGTGGTGGAATTGGTAAACATAGCAGATACTGTCGAATGGGAAGCAGGGACAGCTTTTAAAACTATTGCAAGTAGTCTATTCAATTGCAGGTTCGAATCCTGCCCTTTGCACTAAAATTTGATTAACATGAAGGCAACAGAATTAAGGATTGGGAATATTATAGATATGGGTGTTGAAGGAATTGGGCAAGTATCTGGTTACAACCTATATCAAAAAAGCATACATGACAATGGTGGAAATGTTGCTGATTATTACTCACAATGGAAAGGAATCCCGCTCACCGAAGAATTAACCTTAATCCCTTAACATGCCCAAAAACTCCAACGAACGTAGAATACAAGGTTATTTAAAGCCGCGCAAGTTTATATTATTTAAGGCTTACGTTGATATTGAAGAAGTAAGTGAATCGCACGCAATTAACCAAATGTTTGATTTTTTCATGCAACAATTTTCAGAGCATGATAAAGAATTGTTTTTGCAGCATTATAAAAAAATAAAGCCCCAATAAAGGGGCTCTAATAATCAGCAAAGAACTCTCAAAAACTTTACCGATTACAGCGTTGATATTAATGGCAATATAATTTGACCTCTTACAGCTAACGTTCCTGCAGTAATAGCCCAATTTGTGCCATCTCCTTTTCCTAAATATAGTCGGTTATCATTTGCTGCGGTTACCATCCTTAAATGGCCTGTTCCTCCGCCAAATGTATATGAGCCAGTTCCGTGAAAAACACCGTATGCCTTAAATGGCATATCCAACTGCAGCAATGGGGTGCTTGCACTGTTTGAGCTATCATATATTTCAAAGTCGATTAATACGGCAGCACCATTAAGCACTATATATTTTACATCCCAAAATGCGCTACTTGCGATGGTCCATGTTCCCGCAAAAGCTGTTAAGTAAGCCGCGTCATAAGGAAATGCAATCGACCTACCCATCCTTAAATTTTCAAAAGCAGTATAATCTGCCGTTCCGCTTCCACTTGCGGCACTTGACCAAACTATTTTTCTAACGGCATGAACATTATGAGATGATGCATCGCTAAACTCTGTCGGGTCATAGTTAGTGGCTGTAACAAATGTTGTTGTTATTGTTCCAACTACAACTTCTGCACCTGCTAATACCCCGTTTGCAGCATCACAAAAGAAAACCTCATTATTTATAAAAACAGCGCCCTCTGTTACCGACCAATTAAATCCAGAAACTGCAATATTACAGCCGTATAATATCCCGCCTAGGTTAATTAACGGAGCAGTTGAGTTAATGGCCCTTAATACGGCTCCAGTTGTTTCAATATGTGCCGATTGCAAATGGTCTAATGTTCCGCTTTTTATTGGCATCGCTGCCCCCGTTACAATGTCTGTTGTTATTACTTTTTTCATTTTGTTTAGTATGGTTGGACGTCATATTTCATGCCGCCCAGGTTAAATTTATCTACTATTTTACTAACTTGTGTTTTCGCAATATCAGTACTTGCGCTCATTGCATCCATTCCATCGTACAAATTTTGTGGCACCCATACAATGTAGTCAAATGGTACTCCCGCGGCAGTTGGGTTTTCGTTGCCAACAAAATCTATCGCCTCACCATTTTCATAAACAGCGCTCCCGCTTTCCGCCTCAATATACCCCACAAAGAAAGGATTTTGAACTGTTTTTGTTTCTATATAAATATCACTTCTTAAACCAGTTGCGGGTTGTCTAAATGTTAAAGGTATTTGCGTTGTATTAAATACATTATTCAACGCCCATTCAAGTAAAATAACTTTGCTGTCAATCAAATTATATTTACTTAATCCAATTGAGTCATCGCATATTTTATACCAAAAGTCTGTATTGTCGCAAGTTTCGCCAGTTGCATCTTGTACACAAATATAAATTGCTAAATCTCCATTGCCCTCAAATGTACCAGCGTTTAAGTAAAAATTTTTCACAACATCGCCAACAGTGTAATTTGTAGCAATATCGAAATTGTCGTAAATTAAGCCATCAACTGTATAATCAAAAAACCAATCTCTTAGCCACTGCAATGGCTTAACTATAACATAAAACCACGCCAGTATTTTAGGCAATCGGTGTTTTGTCGGCACTATGTTTTCAGCAAACGTATTGAAGTTAAAATTGTAGTTCATTATTCGGGCTCAGTTAATTTAGTTTCGTTTATTTCGTCAAGTTCAGCATCGTCAAAAGTATTTTCATTTCCTGGAATTAACCAACAAGAATTATCATACCATTGCGCTACAATCCAAACGTTGCCATAATATTTCACCCAATAAAAACCGCTTTCTCTTTCCATATTACTGCGGTATAAATGTTAGTGTGTCAACAAAATTATGTGACGCAGTTGTTTCTTCAATGGTGCAACCAGAGTAGGAATTTATTTTAACGATATTAATGTTATTCGCTAAATCGTAAAGCACTATACCAGCGCCAAACGCTTGTGAATCTCTACGTATTTGAACTTTGCTTAATCTTACATTCAATACCCCGTTTACGGCTTGCATAGCATCCTCAATACCATTTACTGTTACTTGTCCGCTAAATACAATGTTTTTTAAATATAAATTCAACGCATCGATAACACTTGCGGAAATTACAGCCGAATATTGACCATCAAAATAAACGGTTGCGACAACCTCCAATTGATCTGGATCAACCGAAAGTATATTGTAGTTTACGCCTGCGCATCCGAGCGCGTTCGCATTTACTGGATTCCAATATTGTGTTAATGCATCTTTTTCTAAATTACTCAATGCCTCTGGTGGTTCGTTTTTTAACGCCTTGATTGTAACTATTCCGCCACCGTTAGATATTACAGCGCACCGTGTAATAATTTGATAAGCAGGTATAATATTTGGGTAATCAATAGTTAATGTTGTGGTGTTTAATACTAAATTTTGCACCACCGTAGCGTCATATTGAAATACAAGTGTACGTCTGTAAATATATGGTATTGTAACAGCCACCGATTGATTTGCAAGCAATGTTTGAGCGGCTTTGTATAAATCAAGTATTTGCTCAAATATGTTTATTGCAAACGCTGGTAAATATAGCATTAAGTTCCAAAATGCTGTTTGTGATGGGCTGGTAAGTCCATTTAATGCTGTTAATGTTAGCTTTTCGGCTAACATCTGGTTTTTTATTTCTGCAATACTTCTCGCCATTATAAATCGGTGTTACTGTTAAATCCAAATCTGTTGTAGGTGGTTTTACAATACGTCCACGCGGTTCAATAGCAATTGAATCAATGTAAGATGTTGTAAATTCCATTTGCCAAATATACAAATTATTATGTTCAAAATCTTGACGTTCTCCGGTGCGGTCAAAAGTGCCGCTTCCCTCAGTGTGCCAATTTTGCAAAGCTAAGTAAAATTTATTCTTTAGCGTGAAAATATCAAGGTTTTGGTTCATTGTACCCGTTCCGCTATCTAATTGCTCCATGCCTATATGCAACCTAACAACCAAAGGCTCATAAATTTGAACACCGTTGCCAATTGAGCGCGGCACGTTTTGATTAACAAACTCAATAAAACAAGCGGGTAAAGCAAATGATTCTTGCACGTCTTGGTCTCGGTTCATGTATGCAAACTGATTATTGTAAACAGCGCAATGTTTTAAATCGTCACCAACTTGATCAAATAGTCGTTCTTGTATGTCTAAGAATAGTTGGTTCATCTATAATGCGGGGCAGCCTATTAAAAATGCATTAATATTTGGTTTTATTTTCGGTTTACTTAGTAAATTAGTAAACGTAATATCCATAAAGTCATCAGACACTCCCTTTATTCCTTTGGTAATTTCACCTATTTTTACGGTAAACGTTATATTTTCCTTGCTTTTTTTCATAAAAACGTTGGTTCTTTAAAATCCTTACTAACTGTATAATACTTTATAAAATGCAAATTTACATTATTTTTAACCCGTCCCATTTCAACATCCCCAATTAACACTTTGTTATTGTTTTTATCTTCTATTTGGCATAAATGATTAATAATAAAAAGTAAACTATCATTAAATGTCCTAGGGTCAAATTCTAAATAGTTCTCTTTTTTCATCTCCAAATAGTGTCTAAAACCTTTGTTATTGTTTGAACTTGCATCTTTTGCAATGTTACTGAATCTCCTATAAATTGGCGCTTTGGCATGTTCATTTTGCGGGTGTAACCGCCAATGTTTTTTCTGCTGTCCCCTATCCTTACGGTTCTTCTTTTGCCACGTTTCCAAACACCATTAACAAATGTAGGCGAACCATAAACGCTTGTAGTTACCGCTGCAGAGCTTCTTTTATGTGGTTTCACATATTGCACACCTCTAAATCCATCATTATGAACTTTTGCATAAGGCATATCACTACCAATAATAATTTGATTAAAATTAGCCTCGTATGTTTTAATTGAGCGTCTTAGTGCTCCGCTTTTTACAAGAATATTGCGTGTAATGTCCCGCGCAGTTCTGTTTCTTTTGCGTGGTTGCCACTTACTTACTCCATTACTATCCCAACCTTGCTTTTTAAAACTCGCTTGAAAAAATGTTTCCGCTTGGTTCGCTAATACCAAAGGTAAATCATGCTTAGTTTTTTCTAAGCGGTCAATAACACCTTGTAAGTCGAATTTATCGTGAATCATTTTTTCGGAGGTATTGGCAAACCAAAATTAGTTTCTGCAAATTTAGTGTATTTTTTTGGAACATTAAAATAAGGGTGTGCACTATCAAAACATTCACCAGTTTTGCCAGGGTTAACCTTAAACACATCTTGCATCATTGGATTAATTTCCTTTGACACTCTATTTAATTTGCTTTTAGCGGTTGGTTTAACCTCGTCAAACTTACTAATTTTCCTTAAAAAGCATCTACAATTAAAATGATTCAAAGGAGCGTGTGTATTCCAAAACGGATCTCCAACGGGCAATATGATTTTATCCAGTGGGCGGCATATTTCGCTTGTATTGGCGTCCATAACCGCATCGTATTCTAGGTAAGGAAACAAATCTTTTTCTTGCTCAAATACACTCCAACGCCTTGCATTTTGTGATTGGCCAATTGATGTATCATACTCAGTGCGTAACCAAGTCTTATTGTAAATTTCAAATATCTTATTTGCTTCGGATTTAAACTCTGCAAACGATGCCACGCGCCCATCAACTACTAACGCGTTACTCATTTCAAGTACTTGCTGAAATGTTTTAGCAGCCGAAAACATATAAATATTGAGTGTTAATTCCTCAATCAATGCAGCATCAACTGACCCTAACTCATATTTTGCGAATCGTTCGCCAGTAGCTTGAGCTCCTTTATTAAATCCTTTGTCAACTCCCTTTTTAAGTATTTCAGCAATTTCAGCATATAGTTGTTCGGGCAATTTACGTGGTGTTACTGTACCATCATAAACAGCCTCAAAAAGACTATTTGCATCGTATTTAATCATTAGGCTTTCATTGGAGTTGCAGCATTTACAGTGCCGTTAAGTGATAAGAAATGTGTTTGCTTTTGCCAGTCTCTACCATTAACAGAAATGTAAGTGTACATCATTGGCTTTTTATGGATGGCCTTAAACAATCGCTTTGAGTTAAGTTTTTTAGCCAATATCAGCATGTAAAACCAAAATGATTTATATGATTTTACTTTGGCTTTGTATGTTTTACGATTAGCCATTACAAAGTAGTTATTAAAGCGATTTCACCAATATCAATTATGCACAACAACTGCCCGTTTTCATCAGCATAACGAACCTTGCCATTTGTTCCGTTTGCAATTTTTTTATCTAAATCGGCTGCAAACTCTTTAGGAATTTCCAACTCAAATCCGCTTTTTAGTATTAGTTTCATTTCGCCTTAGTTTTATAAAAGTTTTTAATTTTTGTTGCAATTTCTTTATTTTCCATTGGTGGCGGTTCAACTTCTACCAATTCTGCTTTTATTCCAGTTCTTTCTTCAAAGTAATCGGCTGGCATCTGAAGCCCTGCATTTTTCATTATTTGTGCAATTTCAGCAGTTACTTTGTTGTTTTCGTTTTCCTTTAACCTTTCTTCTTGCTTTTCTTTATCGTTTTTAAACTGAAATATTAATCCATCTGGAATATTAATACCAACTTGCCTTAGTTTAGGAATTACAATAGTGTTGAAATCCAATGTAACAGAATCGCAGTCTATTAATTCCACTGCTTCCAACGCTTCTTTTACATCGACATCTGACGCGCCTAATTTGCCTGGTTTGCTGTCCATGGCATCGGCATGAAACAAAATAATCTTACTAATTAGCTTTTGCAATCGTTCCTCAAAGTTTGCGTAACCTTGCCAACCTGTACCTGCTTTGTTAGCTTCAATAAATGAAATCTCATCGCTGGGGTCGATAATTGCATAACCTGCAGACCCCATCAATTTTAAAGCGTTTTCTAAATCGGTTCTGTCTTCCTCACTTGTTTTTAATGTTTTCCCTACACGGTAAGGCATTGAATACAATTCGACAAAATCAGCATTGTAACCTAAAATGTTTCTTAAAAATATTTCATAAATACCAACATTATATAAATATCCATAACCGCAAATCGAGGCAGCCGTATCATTTGGTGTTGAAAAATAATATGTCCAATCATAAAATTCGTTATCTTCTTCGGTGAATTGCTCACCTTGAATTAAGTAAGGAAACGATGTAACATTCAAACGGTCTGGACTAACATTTTGTCTTTTGATTAACACTAAATCAGCGGGCATATTTCCGTTAATCTTAGTGTAATTAATCAATGAGTACCCAAATGCTTGTTTATCCAATGAATAATTTATTACGCGTTTGAAAAAATTGTCTTGAAAATATTTGGTCCATTCTTTATTTGGATTTCCCTCTTTATCAACTATTTCATACTTCTTTTTGGTAGTCAATGATTTGCGTTTGTTCATGCAAGCGATAACATGTCCGTTCAAAATGGTGTCTTGATACAATTGTTGCATCTTAACTCTGAACGGTGTATAAACTGCCTCAGCTTCAAATATTGCTTGGCGCCATGTTAATACATCTTGCCTAATACGTGTTAATTGTACTGGTGAAATATAACTTCCTACGCTTCTACTTTTATTTTTTTCGGGCAGTCCTTGCAATATTGTATTTGCACGGTTATTTTGTGGTGGTGCATACACTGTTGCGTTTTTTTGATAATCTTTAGCCATCTTAGTAATTATTTACGTTTTTAGGCACACCGCCCCATCTTGTTCTGTTTCCTTGTGTTGGCATCAACTTAGGCAAGTCTGCTGTTACTGCGTTGCCCTCACCTCCTGCAGATTGAAGCCATCCCAGTGCTGAATAGGTGGGGTAAATTATTGAACCGCCTTTTTCAACTCTGTCCTCTGGTTTGCCAATATATCTTTCAAGTCTTAACTGTGGAACATTGCGCGGGTTTATTCTGCTTTCAATGTGATATAAAACAACATCAATCAATGCTTGAACTGCTTTTTGACTTCTATTGTCACCTAAAACAAAGTAATTGGCATCGGTTGGTAATGTTCCTGCAGCTATTGAATAAGCTACTCCATTGCCCCAATATTCAAAACCAAATGAGGTTGAATCTGGCAATACTTCTTTGCTCGGTTTTTTTGCAGTGTAAACTTTATTTTTGTAAAACACCTCGTCATCTTTTGCATAAGTAGTGTAATAGTCATATTGATCGGCTGGTAATTTTCCGTAGTAAATATCGTTTTCATTACCAAGTAAATCCCACTTTGACGCGTCCCATGCTGCTGGTGTGCCTATCGCAGTTTTGCAAATGAAACATTCGGTTAAATAAGTAACTTTATCACCAACCGCATAAGTTGATGTTGCTGCAAATGTGGTATATTTCAAAAAGAAACGTTGTAGTGCTTTATAACTTATTGATTGGGACCATTCGGCCATGTCGGTAAATTCAGCATCACAATTATAACGTTGTACCAAGTACGATTTAACCTCAGCAAGCGCGGCCATCTCTGTCATCAATCTTACCGATGTGCTGCCACCTGCCACCTGTGTTAATTGGTCGGCTTGAATTTGTCTTGTGTAATCAAATAAGTTTAAATACATGTTGCAAATATAAAAAATAAATTAATATCCATGCTTAGAAATATTTTTACCAGAAATAGGCTTTATAAATTTGCCGCCTTTTTTATACATTTCATACTCAGCAGCAAAAGCCGTTGTAATAAAATATCGCTTTGCATCTGAACAATGGCCGTATTCTTCATAAACTATTTTAGTAACCGGGTGTTTTTTTGTTGTTTTCTTTAATGTTCCATCGCTGTCCTCAAGTGCATATTGATAATCATTTATTGACTTTTTGCACTTATCGCCAATGTAAATCGTTACATCGGTATTGCCAGCGTAACATTGATTTATAAAAGCGCCAGATTGTGCAACACTTGGATTAACTGATTGAAGCCTTAATTTTGGGTTGTAATTGCTTAGTAAATTTGTTGCATCGGTAAAAAAGTTTTCGCCCTTTTCTTTTTTAGTGTCCTCTTTCCAGCTGGTACGGTCGCCATAAATAAATAAACCTTTGACACGTTGCAATGGATAACGTACTTGAAACTCAGCGCAAACATGTTTTAGTCTATTGCGTGGATCTTCCAAACAAATTTCATCAATTTGCGTAGCTGTTTTACCGCTTACTTGCCAAACTAAACACGTTAAATAAGGATTTACATTCTCATCAAATGTTAAATGAATTGGTAAATCTTCATTCCAAATTGCTTTAATTACATGGTTATTAGTGTTAAAATCTTTCCAAAATTCGCCACCAGTTCTGATTTTACCCCAGTTTCCAAGTCCGTAAATTTGGTAATAATTAAAGTCGGTTTGTTTATCCTTTTCAAAATCATCAATAGTATGTTGATCAACAAAACCACCTATTAATTTACCTTTTTTATCCCGCTTCCCGACTATAAAATAATTATTGGTGTAATTTACCTTATAAACAACAAAATTACCTTTATCATTGATGTAATGCTCAGTTATATTGGTGGTAATTGGCTGCTCAATAAGGTTTTCCTTGTCAAATAAATTAGTTTTTAACCAGTGTTCCTCGCTAATTGGGTTAAATATTCCTATTATTTGTTGATTAGACCGACCTCTTAGCCTTTTTCTTATTTGCTTTAAGTCTATTTCATCAAATTGGCTTATTTCCTCTAAAACTACTCTTTTAAACCTGGCAAGCCCTTTTATTTTTTCGCTATCATCTAAACCTCTAAATCTAATGTAAGAGCCAGTTGTTAAGCACTCAATGTAATTTATTTGGCATTTAAAAAAATCTTGAAGCCCCCAATCATTTATAATTCCTACGTAATCGGAGTAAATACTGTCTTTTATATCAACCCCAAATTTACGCAATACCATTACATTTTCGTCTTTTTTTTCCAACATGGCCGTTATGTCGGATTGAACATAGGTGTATGTTTTAGACGCTGACGAACCACCATAAAGCCAAATATACCTAATAAGCGGATTGTCTAAATCCTTTTTTAGATGCCAGTATAAATCATTAAATAAATCTGGGTTAAAATCAATCTTTACGTTTTGGACCATAGCCAATTTGTATGGTGGTTTGTGGTAATTCTTTGCCGTTGGTGGTATGGTCCAACTTCGCAGGCGCATAACTTCCATCCATTTTGTTGAGTTCGGCTGTAAGTTCTTTGCTAACCTTTTCTAACGCGCCCTTTTCGATTTCAGTTAATGGTCGTTCAATTTCAATAGCCATTCCTTTTTTATAATCAATATATGAATCTTTAGTTGTTCCGTTTTCAATTACAGTTTTTATTCTATCAACTGATTGTTGTAACTCATCCATTCTTATGTGTTTTGGCCTTAGTCCTTTTGCGACTTGGTTAACCTCATCTTTTATAAACGCTTCGTGTTTTTTTTCTTCTGCCTCGCTACTTACCTTTGAAAATTCAGCATTTGCCATTTTCCAATACTTTGCAAAAGTTGGTTCACTTGACTTAAATTCACTTAAAAAAACTTTAAATACATCTTTGTACTTAACGTTTCCTTTTTTTAATTCATCAACGATAAAAGTTACATATTTATGAGCTTTCCCGTTCATGCTATTTTTATTTGATACCAATTAATTTCTTTTTCGATACTGACACTTAAATCAGTTATTGGTTTATTTTTATACATTGGTTTGTTTTGATACCAACCAAACTCATCTTTTAATGTTTCAATAAACAACTCCGCTCTTTTTTTAGGACAAACTTCATTTCCTAGTGTATCAATTTTAAACCACATATCCTCAAATTGCTTTAAAACATAATAAATCAATTTTAAGCCCGTGCTGTATTCCTTGCTGTTTGAAAAGTGCATTTTATTATACAATTCAATACCTTTTGATTTTGCATCACAAATGGCATTATACTCATAATGAAGCGCGTCAATTTCTTCATCAAAGTATGATAATATAAACCAATTAAAACTATTTTTGTTATTTTTAATTTCTGAATAAAGCCTATTATTTGACGAATTACTAAAATGATTTAGCACTCTATTCTTTTTGCCTTTGCCAATATAAACTACTTTTTCATCCTTGGTTATTGCATAAACATAATAACCAACACTTGACAATGGGTTTTTAAAACCATGCTTTATTTGCTCATCTACTAAAATTTGCGCTAAACTCATAATGTAAAATTAAGCAATTAATTTAAGTAAAACAACAATTACTTAAATTTTCTTTTGCTTTCATGCCCCAAAGATACGAATTATTTTAGAAATGCAAAAATTTCCTCTTGCACCTGCTCAAACGATGTCGCAATAATGTAATGGCCCCCATCGGATTCAACTGCTGCTTTGCGTTTTTTCTGTTCATCACTCATTCGATCGGTTGGTGATTTTACTTCAATGGCGAATAGTTTACCCTTGATCAACACTTGAATATCCTCCATTCCGGTATGAGTGCCTTTAAGAAATCCAACTCCAGGACGATAACGGCCCTCTGATGAAATTCGCCTTGCACTGCTGCACCCATGTACTGATTTTAGGTAGGCAATTATTAAATCGGTAAACTTGTTGGTGTTGAATGCATCTTTGGTAACTTTATGTTCAATGACAGTATTAATCGGAACGTCTAAATGGTTTGTTGTTAGTTCCGTTTTACGTTTCTTAACTACTTTCTTCTTGCTGAGGTTAAACCGTTCAACTGGTAATGTCTGCCACAACGCCAATGGTTGTTTATTGCGTTTGTATTCGTTGTGGTAATAAATCTCGAATTCTGGGATGCTAAAAATCTTCATTGGGTTTTAAGTTATTAAAGTTTGGTTGTTCTGTTTTTGGTTCACTGTAATCAACTAAATCTGGTTTTGCTGCAAATGGGTTTTCATCTACAATGTTGTAGAATTTA